GCCGCTGACGGCACCCTCAGTACCCTCATTCTCGACGAGCTGGACACCAGGGACTTGGACGACATCCGCTCCCGTCTCGCTGCTCGTCGTCGCGCTCTGGACCTTCTGGAGCGCGCCCCCCGGGACTTGGGCTAACCCCGCTCCCACCCAACCCCGCCAGTAACCCGCTGGCCGGGGTCCTCACCATGTCCACGAAAGGACAACCCCTGATGTCGACCAACATCATCAAGGGTCTCCTCGAGGAGCGGGCCAACATCCTCGAGCAGGCCCGGGCTCTCAACGAGACCGCCGAGAAGGAAGGCCGCGACCTCTCCGCCGACGCCCAGAAGACCTGGGACGGCCACATGGAGGCCATCGCTGCCCTCGACAAGCGCCTGTCCGAGGAGGACAACCTCGAGAAGCGCAACGCGCAGGCCGAGGAGATGCGGGCCAGGTACGAGGCCGTGGCCTCTGCCGCGTCCACGAGCGCCGAGCACACCCCGTCCGACGCCGAGAAGTTCCGCGCCTGGGGCCGCACCCGCGGCGAGGACGCCTTCGAGATGCGTGGCGTCACCCGGGAGACGCGTGACAACACGCTCTCTTCGGGCGCCGGCACCATCCCGCAGGGGTTCCGGTCGCAGCTGTGGGAGTACGCCGTCGAGTCGGCGGGCATCCTCCAGGCCGGTGTCGACCTGCTCGAGACCGACTCCGGGAACACGATCGTGCTCCCGCGGGTCACCGCCTACTCGACCGTGGGTGCCGCCACCGAGGCGACCGCCATCTCCGAGTCCGACCCCACCTTCTCCTCGGTCAACTCGACGGTGAGCAAGCGGGGCTACGTCACCCAGGTCTCGACGGAGCTGCTGTCTGACTCCGCCTTCGACCTGTCCTCGATGCTCGCCCGCTGGGCCGGCCGCGAGCTGGGCAACGACATCGGCGCCGCCGCTGTCACCGCCGCGCTCGCCGCCGCGTCTGCGGGTGCGACCACGGCTGCCGGCACCGCCGGCGGTCTGGGCGCACAGAACACCGCGGACCGCGGGTTCGACTACCTCATCACCCTCTACCACTCGGTGCTGGCGCCCTACCGGAACCGGCCCTCGTGCTCGTGGGTGATGGCTGACCCGACCGCGGCCCTGGTCCGCAAGGTCAAGGACGCCAACGGCGTCTACGCGTGGCAGCAGTCGGTGCAGGTCGGGAACCCCGACACGATCCTGGGCAAGCCGGTCTACATCGACACCAACGTGCCCGACGCGGCCGTGTCCGTCGAGTCGATCATCTTCGGCGACTTCTCGTCCCTGGTCGTCCGCGTCGCGGGCGGCATCCGGTTCGAGCGCAGCGACGACTTCGCGTTCAACGCCGACCTGGCAACGTTCCGGGCGATCACCCGGCACGGCACCGCGTCGGTCGACGCGAACGCGCTCAAGACGCTGACCCACGCCGGGACCTGAGTCCGGCTGATCATCCTGACCGGGCGCCGGGTATCCCCCGGCGCCCGGGTGGGCCAGCACTGCACGTACTACCGAAGGAGCGCCCATGAGGGTCCGCATGCTCGTCCCCGTCTCCGGCACCGTGGACGGCGTCCGCTACCCATGTGTCGGCGAAGAGTTCGACGTGGCTGACGCCGCCGGCGTGAAGCTGTGCGAGAAGGGCCAGGCCGAGGCGGTCGCCGAGCCCGAGAAGCGCGAGAAGGCCACCGCCAAGAAGGCCGAGACCCGCAAGGGCTGAGATGACCGTCCTCACCATCGCCGACGTCAAGCCGTTCCTGAACTTCCAGGGGACCGTCGATGACGACGTGCTGGAGTCCATGATCGCGCAGGCCGAGGCGCTGGTTGTCGAGCGGTGCGGGCCCGTGTCTGACGTGACCTTGACGAAGCGCGTCGAGGCGCGAGAAGACACCCTGATTCTGCCGGTGATCCCGGTCATCTCCGTCACGTCGGTGACCAACGTGGAGACGGGCGTCGCGGTCACGCTCGACGCCGACGACGTGAACCTGGCCGCCGGCTTGATCGACGCCGACTACATCTGCGATGGCGAGCTCTACGAGGTCGTCTACCACGCGGGCCGGGCAACGATCCCCGAGCCACTGAAGCGCGCGGTGATCGAGATGACCCGCTACCTGTGGCGCCCGATGCAGGGCCCGACGGTCAACAGTCAGGCTGTCGACACCAGCATGGCGGCACTGCGGATGGCGGAGATGTTGATGGCGCCCTACCGGCTCCCCGGGTTCGCCTGATGGTCGTGCTGTTCTCGGTGGGCGCCCAACTCATCGACGCGATCACCGCCGCGGCACAGGACGCACTCCCCTACGTCCTGGTCAAGGACGGCTTCGTAGCGCCGACCGGCCCCGGTGACGTCCTGATGGTCGGCTACGACGACGACGGGGCGCCGGCGATCACCATGCGCCACGACTTCGTCACCACCGGCTCCGACGGGGCGATCAGCGAGGTGGGCGACATCATCTGCACCGCCGCCTCCTGGATCGGGAACCCCGACGACCAGAAGACCCCCCGCGACGCCGTCTTCGCGATCGCCGCCACCATCGCGAACCTCTGCCGGATCCGTGGCGGCACCGACCCGGCCTTCGGGGTGGAGCGCGCCCTGTGGACCGTGTGTGGCTCCGAGAGTGAGTCCCAGTTCGACCAGTACGGCGCAGACGGCGGCCGGGTCGCCACCCTCAAGTTCCGGATCCACTACGAAGCCCGACCCTGAAAGAGGCATGACATGGCCAAGGTGAAGAACGTCTCCGGCGACGCCTGGGTGGACGCCGAGACGAACACGCGCGTCGCGAAGGGCGGGACCCTCGAGATCCCCGACGGCCGCGCCTGGGGCTACTGCCAGATGGAGGGCATCTGGAAGGCGGCCGACAAGGCCACCGAGGCCCTCGCAGAGTCTCAGCGGCCCAGGGAGGCCGCCGAGGAGATCAGCACGGGTGTCGAGCCCGTCGAGCCGTCCGCCGTGACGGAGAAGGAGGACTGACGCATGGCGATCGGTTCGGGCGCTGGCGCCTACTTCGGCATTTCCCCTGAGGTCACTCCGGGCACCTACGTGGCCCCGACCCGGTTCCTGCCCGGCAACTTCACCGTGAAGCGGGAGCACGAGGCCATTCCTGTCGGCGGGTACGCCGCCGCGGGACGCCTGGCGCCGGTCGACGAGATCGAGACCCTGCTGTGGGGTACCGGTCACTACGAGGGCGAGGTGCTCCGCACCGGCTACGGGATGCTGATGCAGCACATCACCGGCGGATCCGCGGTCGCTGTGCAGCAGGCTGCGTCTGCTGCGTGGCTTCAGACCCACGTGGTCGGCGACAACTACGGCAAGGGCCTGTCGGGCCAGGCTGTGGTTCCGAACATGGCCGGCACCCTCTACCCGTTCACCCTGTACGGCGGGAAGGTCACCTCGGCGACCTTCTCGTGCGCGAAGGGCGAGTCGCTGAAGGTCGCGGTCGACCTGTGGGGCATGAAGGCCGACCAGGTCCAGACGTCCGCGGCGGCCGGCTACACGGCCACTCAGGCGGCGCTGCCGTTCAACTGGACCCAGATGAACCTGAAGCTCGGCACCTACGCCTCCGAGGCTGCGACGTCGGGCGTGAAGGGCGTCACGGCCACCATCGGCCGGTCGATGAACACCGACGACGCGTTCTACGCCGGTGGGCAGGGCTACCCGTCGCAGCCGGTCATGGCGGCCGGGGACCTGGAGTCCCTCATCCCGATCACGGGCACCATCGACATCGACCTGATGACGAAGACGGAGTTCGTGGACCGGTTCATGGACCACACCAACACGTCGCTGGTGTGGGACTTCATCCACGGCACGGCGATCGCGTCGACCTACTACCCGACCTGGTCGCTGACGTGCCCGAAGGTGTACTTCGACACCACCGGGATCGACGTGTCCGGCGCGAACGTGGTCGGCGCCTCGGTGCCGTTCAAGGCGTTCGTCGACACCACGAACGGCTACGGGACCATCAAGTACATGTCGACGGACGTCGCGCCGTAACGATGGCGTACCGCCCGATCTCGCAGGCCTCCCACGACCTGGCTGTCCTGGCCGACCTGTTCAAGCAGGCGGGTCGCGGGGACCTGCGGCGAATGCTGCTCGGACGGATTCGGACGGCTGGGAAGCCGACCGTCGCGGCCGTCCAAGCACAGGCGCTGTCGACGCTGCCACGTCGCGGCGGGTTCGCCGAGCTCGTGGCCGCGAACGTCGGGGTCCGGTCCTCCCTGTCGGGCAACGGCGCCATGGTGCGCGTCCGGCGAAACAAGACCACCCCCACCGACCGGACCCTCGTCGGGATCGACGCGACCGGGACGTGGCGGCACCCCGTCTACGGCAACCGTGAAGCCTGGGTCGAGCAGACCTCGTCGTCGGCTCGGGGCTACTTCACCCGCACCATCGACGGAAAGGCCCCAGAGTTCCGGTCCGCGGTCCTCCAGGCGATGGACGACCTCACCATTCGACTCAGGAAGGGCGTCTGATGCCCGTACTCACCTACACCGCCGACGGCGCCGAGCCGGAGCGGTTCGAGTTCGCGTTCGACGACCTGCCCTTCCCTGAGGTCACCTCGCTGGAGAAGCTCACCGGCAAGAACTGGGGCGACATCGAGGCGGCCTACTGGGCCGACAACTTCGAGGTGCAGGGCAACCTGCTGCTGGTCCTCATGCGCCGCCGAGAGTCGGGGCTGACGATGGAGCAGCTGGACCTGCGTCCCCGGCAGCTCACCTTCGACGTGACCGTCGAGGAGCGCGCAGCGTTCGTCCGCAACATGCTGAACCGCCCGGACCTGACCGACGAGCAGCGGGCGGCGCTCACGGCGCTCGGGTTCACCAACGGCGACGAGGCCCCTGCCGAGGTCGCGGAGGACCCAAAAGCATGACGTACCGCCGGCGGCTGATGCTGCCGGCGTTCGCAGTGAGGTTCGGCTGGACTCCCCGCCAGGTCGACGAGTTGACCGCGAGCGAGTTCGAGTTCTTCGAGGCCGTCATCGGCCACATGAGCAAGGGAGGGTGACGTGACTTCGTCGACCAGCACCCTCGCCTATGACATCATCGCCCGCGACCGGGCGTCGTCGACGTTCTCGAAGATCGGCCGCGCGGCCGGGGCGCTCGGCATCGGCCTGGGTGCGGCGGGGCTGCTGAAGTTCGGCAAGGACTCCGTGATGGCGGAGGCCGAGTTCTCCCAGTCGATGGCGTCGGTCCAGGTGAACGCCAAGATCGGGGAGAAGGCCCTCGGGTCGCTGTCCGACATGGCGATGCAGCTCGGGCAGGACACGGTCTACTCCGCCAACGAAGCCGCCCAGGCGATGCTGGAGCTCTCCAAGGGCGGGATGACGGCGGCGCAGATCAAGGCCGGCGCCCTGAAGTCGACCCTGAACCTCGCGGCCACCGAGGGGATCGCGCTCGGAGACTCCGCGACCATCGTCGCGCGGACCCTGAAGACCTTCGGGCTGAACGCGGGCGACGCGAACAAGGCCGTCGACATGCTCGCCGGCGGGTCGCTGGCCTCTACCGCTGGCGTGCAGGACCTCGCGGACGCCCTGAAGTACGTCGGCACCACCGCGCGGTCCTCCGGCTACGGCCTGTCCGACACCGTCACCGCGCTGGCCGCCCTCACCGACTCCGGGATCAGCTCGACCACCGCCGGCACCGCCCTGAACCGGATGCTCCTCGGCCTCACCCTGGGGACCACGAAGGCGTCCCAGACCGCGTCCGAGCTGGGGCTGTCATTCACCGACGCCAAGGGCAACCTCCTGCCCATGGTCGACGTCGTCAAGCAGTTGCAGGACACCTTCCAGGGCCTCTCGACGTCGCAGCGGAACAACGACCTGAAGAAGATCTTTGGCGTCGAGGGCATGCGGGCCGCGAACGTCCTCATCGAGCAGGGTGTCGACGGCTGGAAGAAGTACAAGGGCGCCGTCGACGAGTCCGGGCAGGCCGCGAAGATGGCCAACGCCCGCATGTCCGGCACCAAGGGTGCCCTCGAGCAGCTGTCCGGGTCGATCGAGACCGCGCAGATCAAGCTCGGAAAGGCCCTCGCCCCGGCCGTCCAGGACGTCGCGAACGGGCTGGCCGACAACCTCGGCCCAGCCATGGACGACGCCATCGACCTCGCTGGGGACCTGGTCGGCGCCGCGGCACCCCTGGTCGACGTCCTGAAGCTCGCCGGCGGCGCCGCTGCCGATGCCGCAGGGTTCTTCATGGACCTCCCCGGACCCGTGAAGTCCCTCGTCCTCCAGGCCGGCCTGGCTGCGGCGATCTTCCCCCGCGTGTCGTCTGCGATCGGCGGCGCCGCGTCGGCCATGCGGAACGGCTCCACCTACGCCCGGGTCCTCGCACTGGAGCTCACCGACGTCAACACTCGCGGCACGGCCGCCCAGGCCGCGCTGTCGAAGCTCGGCGGGGTCGCCCGGCAGGCCGGCGGGGTCGGCGGGATGCTGCTCCTCGCCCACGGCGCGCAGGAGACGGACTCGAGCCTGGGGGGCCTGGAGTCGGCCGCCGGCGGCGCACTGATGGGGTTCGCGGCGGGTGGGCCGTGGGGCGCGGCGATCGGTGCCGGCGCCGGCCTCCTCCTGGGTCTGGCAGGCAGCACGGACAGCGCCGCCGACGCGGCCAAGCAGGCACAGCCCGACTTCGAGGGCCTCGCGGCGTCACTCGACCAGGTGACCGGTGCGACCACCCGGGCGACCCGGTCGGCCATCTACAACGACCTCGAGCGCACTGGCGCCTTGAAGACCCTCAACCAGTACGGGGTGTCGTCGCGGACCGCCGTCGACGCCGTTCTGGGCCACGGCGCCGCGCTCCATCAGGTGCAGGCGATCCAGGCGTCCGCCACGGCGGAGATGCGGAAGAACGAAGCGGCGATCGCGGCCAACAACGCCGAGATCGAGCGCCTGACCTCGAACACCGCCGACATGACCGTTGAGGACTACGACACCGTCGACGCCCTCCACAAGCAGAACGGCGCACTGTCGGAGCGCAACAAGCAGCTGAAGGCGAGCGCTGACCTGGTCGACTCCGAGATCGGTGGCCTGCGGAAGACGCAGAAGGACGTCCGCGACAAGGCCGCCGCGGTCGAGTCGCTGAACAAGCTCTACAAGGGCCTGCCCAAGGCTGTCATCACCGAGCTGAAGACCGAAGGTGTCCCGAAGTCGGCGGCCGACGTGCAGGGCTTGATCGCGCAGTACAACCTGACCCCGAAGCAGGTCCAGTCACTGTTCAAGGCGGCCGGGATCGACAAGTCCATCGCGGACATCCGGCGCCTGATCGCTGCCCAGCAGCAGTACCGGGACAGGACCGTCACGATCACCACCGAGTACCGGTCCCTGCACACCAGCGGCGTGGGCCCGACCCGTGGCCGTGGCGACGACAACATGCCGGGCGGCGCGACTCCTCGGACGATGGGTGGGCGGACCGGCCGCTTCACCATCGGGTCCGGTGGCGGGCGCAGCGGCCGGCGTGGTCTCTCGCGGGCCGACCTCGACGGCCTCGAGATCCGCGTCACCGGAACGGACCCGGCCATGAAGGCGTTCCTCTACACCGGCGGAAGCAGCAGGTACTGACCCATGGCTAACGACGTCGTCAAGTTCGTCGACTCGATCGCCGCTTCGCCGACGACCCGCCTGGACCTGAACGACAGCACCACGTTCACCCTGGCGGCCCCGTTCGTGGCGGATCCGCCGAAGATCCATGGCTCGGTCTCGTCGAACGCGATGACCGACGGGGGCTACCAGTCGTCCTCGCAGTACGACTACCGGGTGATCCACCTCGAGCTGATCCTGAACGTGGCCACCCAGGATGCCGCCGCGACCGCGTTGCAGAACCTGCACCGCGAGCTCGACCGGGAGACCAACTACCTGAAGTGGCAGCCCGACACGGCGACGGCCCCGGTGTTCTACAAGACGTGGCGGACCTCGTCGCTTCAGGTGCTCGACCAGCCGGCCGCTCGGGCGGTCTACTACGTGACCATCGACATCCCCGCCGACCCGTTCGGGTCGGGCCTCCTGGAGACGATCAGCGTCGGAACGGTCGACACGGCTACGGGCTACTTCGATGTGGCGTCGGCCAGCATCAAGGGCGACGTCGAGGCCCCGATCATGCTGGTTGACTCTGCGCCGGCGTCGGGTGGCACGTTCAGCAGCTCGAACGCCTACGTCCGGCACCTGTTGGCACGGTCGACCCGTTCGGCCACCGACCAGCCGTCGGTCGTCCAGTGCAACACGCTGACGATGGGAACCGACACGGCGACGTCGGGCACGGACGCGCTGACCACCTTCACGTCGACCGCGTCGTCTCCCGTCCTCACCGTCCTGAAGTGGTCCCCGACAGGCGCGACCGCGGCGGCGATGAACGGCCGCTACCGGCTCATGGCTGGCGTGACGATCACCGCCACTACGTCCGCGGCGACGTTCTACACCGCCGCCGCCTACGGGTCAGGCGGCTACGCCAGCTTCGACTGCGAGAACACGTTCGCCGAGACGGTCGACCCGACCGGGACGCAGAAGTTCCTGTGGGACTTCGGGATCGTCGAGTTCACGCGCCCCGTGTCGCCTTCGCTCACGATGGCGCCCTACGTGGAGCTCCTGGCTGGCTGTACGTCGACGACGGTCACGAAGACGATCCGGTGGGACTTCCTCTACCTAGCGCCGGCCGACGAGGCGCTCGCCATGTCCGCGGCCCTCTACCTGCCCGGCAGCACCATGCCCTCCGGCGGCACCTACCCGGCGTCCAGCCCGCTGCTCTTCGACGGCATCGGTGACGTGGTGCAGATCGTGTCCTCCACGTCGATCTTCACCACCGCAACCCCGATCCTGCCCGGCTGGGTCAACTTCAACGGGTCGATCCCGAAGATCAAGCCCGGGTCGGCCAACCGGTTCTTCTACATGCGCTACGTCTCGAACATCACCGCCACGCCCCCCCAGGCCGAGTACGGCTCAGGCAGCGGCACCCTGACGCTCTACTACTACCCGCAGTACCTGCACGCCAGGCCCGCGACGACATGACCCTCAACGTCCCCCTGGCGGTCTCCGTCGGGGGCAAGCACCTGACGCGCAAGATTGAGGGCCTGTCGTTCCGCAAGGAAGCCGTTGGCGGGGTCTCGAACATCACCGCCGCGCTGTCGGCCCCGCTGTCGTCGCTCGCGATCTCCGCCTACGACAAGGTGCTCGTCTCCGACGCCAGGACGGCGAAGGTGATCGCCGAGGGCCGCGTGTCCGACTTGGGGCGCACCGCGAACCTCACCGAGGGGCAGAAGTACTCGATGGCCGCGCTCGGGCCGGCCGCGCACGCGAGCGACTACAACGCCCCGCTGATGGTCATTGACCAGTCGATGGACGACGGCTGGCGCCGGGTCAAGCGCGCACAGTCTGCGGGCGGCGACGTCGGGCAGTCGACGAAGCCGACCACCGACACCACCGACGCGATCGTGGCGCAGTTCTCCCAGGGGAAGACGGTCGACACGGGCGACCAGCTCGCCGTGCGCTACGAGCGGATCCGGGACGCCGACCAGCGGCTCGGGTCGGTCGCCTACGACTGGGACGCCGGCCGCACCGACGCCGACTTCAAGGCGCGGATCCTCGGCGTCCTCGACAACACCCCCGACGGGTCGGCCGCCGCGTCGTCCAACTGGAACACCGCGGGCGGGTCACACCGGATCGTCTACACCACCGACTTCACCATCGGCCGCAACCAGTTCGACCTCGAGGCCTACTACTCCGGTGCCGGGACCTCCCCGACGACGGACCGCTACTGGGCATCGTTCGCGAACATCGTCATCCGCTCGCTGCTGTACGACCAGGCCGGCGGCAACCAGGGCAACGCGTCGGACTATGTCGAGGCCGACTGGGTCGTCGAGCACCTCCTCGGCGGGGGCTGGCTGCCCCAGTACGACGGCGCCGGCGCGAGCATCGACCGGACCGCCGCGCAGCAGATCGACCAGATGGCCTACCCCGACGGCATCAGCGCCCGGGAAGTCCTCGAAGACCTGATGGCGTTGGAGCCGGCCCACTTCTGGACCACCGGGCCCGCCGACATCACCGGCAACGGCTACCCGTTCTGGTGGAAGCTGTGGCCCACCACGGTCCGCTACGAAGCCACCCTCGAGGACGGCGGTGACTTCCCCACCACCTCGACCGAGCTCTACAACGAGGTCCTCGTCCGGTGGGTCGACCGCCGCGGCCGGTCAAGATCCACGATCCGCACGGGCACGTGCCCGACCCTCGACGCCGCCGGGATCACCCGCAAGGCCGTGATCGACGTCAGCAACGAACTGGGTTCGATCAGCAACGCCCAGCGCATCGGTGACAACTTCCTGGCCTCACACAAGTACCCCCCGAACGCGGGGATCCTGAACGTGGCACGCCCCATCCGCGACCTCTACACGGGCCGCATGGTCGACCCGTTCGAGATCGACCCCGCCGAGCTGATCCGGGTCCGCGGCGTCGAGTCCTACCCCGACGCCCTCAACGCCTCCAGCAGCGACGGGCAGACCGTGTTCCGGATCTGGGCCATGCAGTACACGGCCGACGTCAACACGTCCACGTTGGAGCTCGACACCTACCCGCGGACCACCGCTCAAGCCCTCGCCCGCCTCCAGCGCCGCCGGGAGCGGAAGCGGTGATCCGTACCAACCAACATCTCGGGAGCCAACCATGACACCTGGGGAGCTGGGGCTGATGACAGCTATCGCCGTCGCCACCATCGGAGCCGCCGCGAACATCCGCGCTGCAACCATCAGTCGACGGGCCCAACGCGACGCCGCGCAGGGCTCGCCCTACGAGGCGCTGGCCGCGCGGATGGTCCAAGCCGAGCAGCGCATCGACACCCTCGAGACCGAGCTCCGCACCGAGAGGGAGCGATCCGCGCACCAGGCCGCGGCGTTCCGGACCCGGATCCAGGTCCTGCTGCGGCACATCGCGACGCTCGACGAGTACGCCCAGGTCCTGGTCGACCTGATCCGGCAGCACCCGATCCCGTTCACGACGATGCCGAAGAAGCCCGACCTACCGCCGTCGCCCG